TGGTCATCAGTATCAGCTAACGTATATTCAAGAGATGATGCGGCAACTAGCCAAGAAACAGGTCTAGTTGGTAACTCATCAGTTTACGTAAGATTTGATGATTTTGATGCAGGCCACATTTCAGATGAAATGAAAGCAAACTTTTATCATACATCAACGCAAGTAACATCAGCTGATTATGGTAAAAAATCTTTAATGCAATTTTCAGGTGCGGCTTCACCAGTACAAGAAATTGAATACAGATTAAGAATTAGATCATCAGGCGAAAACACAGTTGCAACTGGTACAACGTCACTACACGGTAACGTTGATCTTACTGGTTCACAAACTCATGTTTTATTTGAACTGAATGGTCAAACAATTGAAGTAGCACAAGATGGCGGTGGAGCAGGTTCACACGTTTCACTATCAGCTATCGTAACTGAGATTAATAAATCAGCCAACCAAACAGCAACAGGCGGTGTGGTAGCAGATATATCTTATGTTAGTGCAACTAAACAATTTTTAAGATTAACAAGAGCTGGCGGTAAAGCTATCTACATACATGATGGTACAACTGCTGGTGATAAAGTGGGAATAACAACAGCACAGTTAGGTTTCGTAGATAATACGGCGACTGGCATAGCCTCAAAAGCATTTTTCTATAAATCATTATGGGAAAACTTGACTTATGAAGCTTCAGCTAACGCACCAACTAAAGATCCTGTTAACGGCACTTTATGGTACAACTCTAGCTTAGAAGCAGACATTTTTATCGCTGAAAACGACGGTGGTACAATGAAATGGTTTGCTTATGCTAACAGTAAAAACAATGGAACAGCAGGTTCAATTGCATCAGGTGGTTTAAGAGACTTACAAATAGTTTCAGCACAACCAACTGTACAATCAGATGGAACAGCATTACAAAATGGTGACCTTTGGATTGACTCAGATGAACTAGATGCTTATCCTAAGATATACAAATACAACTCAAGTACTTCTAAATGGGTATTGTTAGACAATACTGATCAAAGTACAGCAGACGGTGTATTATTTGCAGACGCGGCCGGTAATCCAGGTGGTGTAGGCGAAGACGCACAAAGTTGGGGAACACCATACGCATCATTTGATTCAGATGCTCCAAACCCAGCAGTATATCCAGCAGGTATTTTATTGTTCAACACTAGACTTTCAGGTTACAATGTTAAAAAATATGTAACAAACTATACTTTCGATGGTACAAACAACGGCGACACTTGGGTAACTGAGTCAGGTTTAAAAGCTGATGGCTCACCTTACATGGGTAGACACGCACAAAGAAAAGTTGTTGTAACAGCGATGCAGGCATCTCTTCAAAGCAATGATGATATCAGAGCAGAGTCAAGATTCTTTAACTTGATTTGTGCACCTGGATATCCAGAGTTGTTAGATGAAATGATTACATTAAGTACAGATAGAAAACTTACAGCATTTGTATTAGGTGACACACCATTAAGATTAAAACCAGATGGAACATCAATACAAAACTGGGCAACTAACACAGCTAAATCTCCAACTAATGATGAAAATGGTTTAACATCATCTTCACCATATGCGGGAATTTACTATCCATCAGGATTCACATCAGACTTATCAGGTTCAAATGTAACAGTTCCAGCAACGCATATCGCGTTAAGAACTTTAGCATTTAATGATACAGTTTCGTTTCCATGGTTTGCTCCAGCTGGTTTCTCTAGAGGACTTGTAGACAACTCAACATCAGTTGGTTACATTTCAAACGAAGGAGAATTTAAAGCAGTAACATTGTCAGAAGGTCAAAGAGACACATTATATTCTAACAGAGTTAACCCAATTGCGTTTATTCCAAACAGAGGCTTAACAGTATACGGACAAAAAACATTGGCCGCAACAGCTTCAGCAATGGATAGAATTAATGTAGCAAGATTGATTGTTTACCTAAGATATCAATTAGATACTTTAGCAAAATCATTCTTGTTTGAACCAAATGATAGAATTACAAGAGATCAAGTAACTGATACATTCAACAGATTCTTAGAAGATCTAGTTGCTAAAAGAGGTTTATTTGATTTCTTAGTAGTATGTGACGAGAGTAACAACACTGGTACTAGAATTGATAGAAATGAATTATGGATTGATATTGCAATACAACCTGTAAAAGCAATTGAATTTATCTATATTCCATTGAGAATCAAAAATACTGGTGAGTCACTTACTAGTTAATTAACTTAATTTAAGGGATTGTGTAAAAGCAATCCCTTTAAATTTACCTTTAATTTTTAATTTTTTGAAAAAATTAGAGGTTAAAGTGTAAATAAACAGTATATTAGGAGTAAAAAAGATGGCAACATTATCAAAATTTGGAGTACCAATAGACGGTTCAACAGGCCGTGGTGGTATATTACAGCCAAAACTAAAATATCGTTTTAGAGTTAGATTCACTAATTTCGGTAATTTAGGTGCATCTCCGTTACAATTAACTCAGCAAGTTATGTCAGCGACAAGACCAAAGATTACTCATGAGGAAGTGCCAATTCATTCATACAACTCAGTTGCATATATGCAAGGTAAACACACATGGGAAGCAGTAAACTTGACTTTACGTGATGACATTAACAATAACATTTCTAAGCTAGTTGGTCAGCAAGTTCAGAAGCAATTAAACCACTTTGAACAAACTGCGGCTACTTCAGGATCAGTGTACAAATTTAATACTAAAATTGAAATATTAGATGGTACTAATGATACTGAATTAGAACAATGGGATTTAGAAGGTTGTTTCTTGCAAAACGTTGATTATTCAGATGGTGACTATGCAGTATCAGAACCAGTTCAAGTTATCTTGACATTGAAATATGATAACGCAATTCACTCAGCACCAGGCGATACTATATTCCCATTATTTGGTATTGGTGGTTCAGGTACTATAGCATAGTACTACCATTGATTAAAAGATTGGGAAATACTAATGGCTGATGAAAAAATCGTATTAAAACCCGCAAACCGAGCCGCTCTTGTTTATCAAAGCGGTTCGGCTTCGCACGAAGCACCAAGACAAGCACACCAGTTTGTTGTGACATTTGGGTTACAAGAGTTTGGCGGAATACCTCCTCATTTAAAACAAACTTTTACAGAACTTAAAGAGTTTAAAGATAGATTACATTTTTTAGTTAATGTAGTTGATCAACCAAAGATGTCAGTTGATCAGTCAGTATTAAATCAATATAATAGAAAAAGAATTGTAAACAGAACAATTTCATTTGACCCGGTATCGATGAGAATGTATGATACGCATGATGGTTTAGGAATTAAGTTAGCAAGATTTTTATACGAATTTGAATTTCAAGGTGCAAGATTATATAAAAAGAACATGGGTGCAGATGATGAAATGTCTGAACAACATAATTACCAAGATGATCTTTTTCAAACAGATGAGCAATTCAAACAACATCATCATTTTGGTTTAGCACCACACTTAGGAAGAGATAGTAGAATTTTAAAATACATAGACATATATCAAGTTGCAGGTGGTCAATTTAGTAAAGTAAGATGTGTCTATCCACGTTTGTCTAGATTAGATTTAGATACATTAGATTATAGTTCATCTGCTATTGTTAATATTTCGTTAGCATTCCAATATGAAAACTTTATGTTTGAAGAAACAAATGTTGACATTGGAGAAGCTGAAGCAGATATCTCTGGTATGATGTCAACAACATCTGACTTTAAAGAAGTTGCAGGTGGACCTGATGCCGCACCACCAACAAAAATTTCAAAAGATAAAATAGGATATGGAGAAGGTAAAGTTGATCCAGGTTTAGCAAAAGCAGTTAACAAGTCAGCTCAGTCTTCATTGTCACAAGCAAAAGGACAAGGTTTCAACACTAACGATATTTTAAATGCAACGTCAAATGCAAAAGCATCAGTAATTAGTGGTGTAAAAAATGCAGGAAAAAGTGTTGCAGGATTTTTAGGATTTGGTAAAGGCTAATGAGTAGAAACAGTACAAGAACAATCGAAGCAGTCGGTGGAATCAAACAAGTCATTAAACAGTTTGGTTCTATAACAGAAACTATCGTAGGAGGTCAACCAGGCAACAATGGCGAAGACCTTTCTTCATCTATACTTTCTAATTTAAATTTAGAAAGAGAATACATCGATGGTCGAAAGTATGAAATAGTTTATGGTATCTTTAGAAAGTATGTTGAAAGTGATTCATTAGCTCAGGCATATAGTTTGTTAACAATGGATGCTATGAAAAAGTTTAATACAAATTTAGATGACTTGTTTGTAGAAGTAGCTTCAGGAATTGAGTTCAGTGATTTGGGTATTGCACTATTAAACAATTACAGACCATCTACAAGTCAAATAGCCATTAGAAAAGCACAAACACCCAATTCGTTTATCGGTAGACATATTATTGCTTAAATACTAGCATGGCTAGAAGATTTCATAAAGGTTTATATAATTTAAAGAACCCACAGAAGTATGTAGGTAAACACGCACCTAGATTTAGATCTGGTTGGGAAGCAACGTTTATGAGGATGTGTGATAATCATCCAAGTATTCTAAGTTGGGCAAGTGAACCAGTAAGAATACCATATAGACATCCATTTACAGGAAAGTGGACAATGTATGTTCCAGACTTTATTATGATATATGTAAATAAACGTGGTAAGAAAATTGCTGAAATGGTAGAAATAAAACCAAAAAGCCAAACCACAATGGAAAGTATTAAGTCGCAAAAAGAAAAAGCTGATGTTATAATTAATCAAGCAAAGTGGAAAGCGGCGGCTGAATGGACAAAAAGAAAAGGAATTAGATTTAGGGTCTTGAATGAAGACTCAATCTATGCTATAAAGTAACATGAATAAAAAATTAGAAGATACATTTGATTTACCAAACATAGAAGATATGATAGCAGAACAAGAATCTGCAGAGGAAAATCAACAAGAAACATCTGACAAAGAAGAAATAGAAGCTGTTGAAGAAACAGTAGAGCATCCACAACAACCAGATGAAGCAGTAATAAAAAAAGCATTATCAACAGCTCAAAAAATTGATAATGCATTACCGCAAGTTAAAAATTTAGAAGCACATGATGTTGATATGGATGATTTTTCAGATGAAGCAATGAAGTCATATCGTGAACTAATGGATTTGGGTATGAATTCTGAGGCTAGACACGCCGGTAAAATGTTTGAAGTAGCGTCTACGATGCTGAAAAATGCGGTGGATGCCAAGAATGCAAAAGCTGATAAAAAGCTGAGAATGATTGAATTACAGTTGAAAAAACAACGTGTAGATCAGTGGGATAATAAGGGTACAAGCACCGATGAAGTCATAGAAGGCGAAGGATATGTGGTAGGAGACCGCAATAAACTACTAGATCAGCTAATTCAAAAGGTAAATGAAACCGATGATAAATCCGATAAGGAGGATAAATAAAAATATGAAGAGTTTTAAATCATATCTATCTGAAGCAGTAAAAGAGATTCCGTTAAGAATTAAAATAGCGGCGCCAGAAGTTACTGATGACATGATGAATATTATTGAAACAGAATTATCTAGATTTGATATAGTATCTGTTTCTAAACCAACTAAAACTATTATGCAAGAGCATCCATTAGATTTTGGTACAAAGATCAGAAACACTGAAGTCTATATAATTGATGCAGTAGTACACTTACCAGTATCGCATGAAACAATTAGAAGAAACCTTTCAGACAAGTTAGGTTTAGTTTATGACTATGTTGT